TCTTGTTAAACTCAACAAACTTAAACGACCTTATATTTTTTATGATTTTGATAAATTGAGTTATACCCATTCGATCTTTATCGTTAGTAAAGTCAGACTGAGTAAAGTCACCAGAGAATATGATCTTGCAGTCACGCCCCACACGTGTTACTACAGAATCAAGTTCATGAAATGTAGCGTTCTGCATCTCGTCCATAATCACTATACAATCATTTAATGTAGTACCACGAATAAAAGATGTTGACATGAACTCAATCATATTCTTGCTTTTCAGATATTCATAAGCATCACCACGACCAAATAACTCTGAACAAATAGCGTAATAAGGTGCTTCATATACTTTAGCTTTTTCTTTATTAGTACCTGGTAAAAAACCCATGTCTCTTACCGGTACTATAGACCTAATAATGTATATTTTTTTATACACTGACTCAGTATTTAATATCTGATTGAGAGCCAGATATAAAGAAATATATGATTTACCCGTGCCTGCTATACCATGAAGCATCAAGTTCTTATTGTTTCTATATGCTTCAAAAGTAAGTTTTTGGTTCTCTGTCAGGGGTATGACATCACGAAGAGTAAAGTTTAGCTTCTCAGCAACCCCTTCTCCGTTCTGTCTCTGTAATCTTCTCTCTTTACGTGATAGTCTCTTCTTAGGCGGTGCTGACATGTATAACCTTTATCTTGTTATATGTCCAGGCACTTTAAAAAGTATTTACGCTACTCTTGGTCATTCCACGAGAGTGATGTTTCTTGATTTCTCTTAGTCTATCTCGGAAAGCATCATCGGGCTTCTTTAGACCCAGTCTGATAGAATCCCCCAGAGCAGGAGCACCATGGACAAGTTGAGTCATGTGTGGGTTATCTTCTAGGTACTTGCCCCTCTCTGTTATTGACATGAAGAGCTCTTGCTCCTCACCAGTATTTAGGTCTTTAAAGAGATAAGTCGGCATCATTCATCCTCATCCATGTTTAGAAGCTGGTCAACGTTCTTTGATCTGATAAGATTCTTTAATTTCTTTTCTTTTCGTCGCTCGCGATTAGCTCGATAGTCATTACCATAATCTTCGTTGTCTTCTTCATCGTACCATTTACGACCATAATTCTTAGCTTTTGACTTGCTCATTAGAATAGACCTGGAAATGCCTCTAATACTACGTCACGTGTGACACCGGGGTATGGAAGATGTTTATTTTTTACTGATAGTAGGAGCTTAGCATCCTGCGGATCTAGAGTCTCGAGTAACTCGATGAACAAAAACTCACGTCTAGTCTGCTTGAGGTTAGGATTACCACCCTCTATAAAAATATACATTTTTCTGTATTCTCTTAGTAAGACATGATGCTGATCTGGTAGGTCGTTTTCTCTGTAGGGTGGATCTGAGTCTGGAAGTAACCAGACAATTCTTGGATCAAAGGCTCCCTGTAACATGGCTCGTAAGGCTGGAGACTCGTTCTCCTTAAGCATCCTTACTCTGTCTTCATGTCTAGTCATCTTTGAAGTACGTTCTAGTACTTCAGACACACCGAGTCTCATTCAGAGACTCCGTCAAACAAATTCATTCATGTTCTCCATTAGGTTCTTTAGACGATTGGTGATAAAATAGTTCATTAATCCAGGACTGGCTTTCTTTTCCAGTTGAGACACGTAGCTCTCAATGACTCGAGCATAGACTTCGTCTGGAATCATATTTAGATCGATCAGTTGTTGGTTTCGCTTGTAGTTACGAAGCTGAGTCATCGAGTCACAGAACTCCTCTGGGTTCTTATTAACCCAAGAGTCCAGCTTCTTTTGTGTGATTGGCTTCTGTCGAACACCAGTCACTAGACTGGTGTCATCAGACAAGAAGTTAGGGATACCGTCACCGGAGTCACCCTTGATGATGTGTTCTTTGAGGAAACGATCCGGGTCATTGCATGTAATAAACTTCTTCATAACCGGATTGTACTGCTTGACATTCATAAAACGTTGTAGTTGTTGCATATCTTTGTCACCACTAATGATGAGGATCTTCTCATTGGTGTTACCATACTCCTTGCATAGAGTACCGATGATATCATCGGCCTCAGCAGTATCAATACGAATAGTTACGTATGGAAAATACTCTGTTAACTCATCACGAATTTTATTCAAACACTCAAAAATAGCTTTCCAATCCAGCTCAGAAGCAGCCTGAGACTTCTTACGATTAGCTTTATAGTAAGGGAATAGCTGGCGACGCCAGTAGTTAGTGGCGTCACAAGCGATAACTATCTTACCATACTCAGGACCAAACTTAGTCTTATACATACGGATTGAGTTCAAGACCATGTGTCTGCACATGTTCTCATCGACTTGAGCATTGGTATGGTTACCAAGCTGAACCATGATGTTAGACAGCATCACCTGTGAAAAATCAATGACGATCATTTTTTTTAACGAGCTACTCGCTCTTTCCTTCCTTAGGTGTGATTATGATCTTAACTTTATCAGAAACTGCTAACCCATCTTCAGTATGAATAAATAGGTTGTCAGCAATCATCTGTAGCGGGTGGTCGATACCCCTGATTAGACACAGCAATGATCTGATAGATTCTACGACCATGGCTGAGTGCTTCATGACTTCATCATCATCTTCATCGGGTGCGAATCCAGCTACAGTCAGTTGATCAAACAGAGTTGGTATGATAGTCTCAATAGTCTCTTGTATATGAAACTGCTTTACCAGGTCCATGGTCTCATCTATCTCTTCGATAGACGTCGGACCGTTGTACCTGTTATTCTTAGACGGAAAGATGATGACGTTGTTAGCAGTGGTCATAGTTTATTATACCAGGTCATATAAAATTTGTCAACCATTATGTGATAGTTTCATCACCATACACGACTCTTGAACCATCTTCTGTAAACTTAAAATCATAAGTTACAGCTCTAGTGTTCTTACCTAAGACGTGAGACAAGTTTTCTTTTTTATTAGAGTCACAGTAGAATATCATGAACCCTCCGCCACCAGCACCGAGTATTTTACCACCCAGAGCACCATTTTGCATAGCTAAGTCGTATATCTCATCGATACTATCATTAGTTATACCAGAAGTCACGTTCTTTTTATCGACCCAAGCTTGGTGTAAAAGGTCTCCAAATGTATCTAAGTCACCACGTTCTAGTAAGTCAGCGGCAAAGATAGCTTTATTCCTACCATTCATGACTAAGTTAAACTTATCGTCATCTGTCATGACTCTAGACTGTTCAGACAAGATCTTGTTAGCTGAGCGTGGTATATTGGTATACACCAGTAGTAAGTTATTTTGAAGTCTATTCATGGTCTCTTTACTAACATTTAATATGGACTTAGAGACCGTGTCTTTTGAGAACTTGAATAGGTTTAACCCACCAATAGCTGCTGCGTACTGATCTTGTTTTCCTACTGGATACTCACATCGATTCATCTCAATGTTACAGGCTTGTTCAGCTAGCACAGTAGAATCAGGATAGTTCTTTAAACTATTTATCAATCCGACAGTAAAAGATGATGAGCTACCGAGTCCTGAACCACGTCCCGGGATATCTGATATAGACGCAACATGTAGCTTATTCTTGATCTTGTACTCTTTCAGAGTCTCACGTGTGATGTCGTGTGTCATGGAGTCTAGAGTATCATAGTCATTGATACCATCAAATGCTGTTACATAGTTACCACGTGACTTACTATGAACCATGACGTAGATATACTTGTCGATAGTGACTGAGAGAGCGGCTCCCTCTGCTTTTCTATAGAAAGCTGGTAAGTCACTACCACCCGAAAAGAAACTAATCCTCAGTGGTGTCTTTGAGATGATCATGTGCGATATACGAACTGTTCACGAGGAAACTTACGACTCTCTTCGGTCGGATACCTAGACAGTAAGTCTTTAAGCATGGTCTCCCACTGACGCTTGATCCTATCGATACCAAAGCGACTATCGACGTAAGTCTTGTTAAACTTGATCATGTTTAAGTGATCGTCATTCTTTACAAAGTTGATGGCGGCTTCGATGTGAGCATAAAAAATGTTAGCATGTTCATTCTTATCCATCGAACCTTGATACATGACGTTCAGTGAACCAGAAGTATCGGGTAAAGCACCGAGGTTGGGATGTACACAGACTAGACCGGCAGTCATTGCTTCAAGCATAGCCCTACAGCTAGTCTCTACCCAAGTAGACGGGTAAGCAAAGATATGACATTCATTTAACGTGGATCGTAGAACATCGTTTGGTACGAACCCATGATAAGTCATCTGTGGATGATTACGAATCTCATCGTAAAGTGGCTCGAACTGCTTATCAGCATCTTCCCACCCGTAGATCTTGAAGCTAGAGAACACATCTAAATGAATATTAGGATACTTTTCTGCCAGATGTTTGAATACTGGAACAAGAATATCTAGACCACGTTGTGGCGTTGATGTATAGACTAGACGGATCTTGTCTTTACTCTTCGTCGTTTCTGGCGCTATGTCGATCCCAGACTCAAGAACGATACTCTTAGTGTCATACGGGATACCGTGTACTAGATGGTACTGGCTCATCTGCCAGTTAGAGATGAATACAAACTTATGAAACTTGTCTCTGAAAGAAGAGTCACGAAACTTAGTGGACTCAGAATCAGTAGCCAAATCATGTGCCCAGAACAAACGGATCTTAGATTCATCAAGCTCTCTAGGCCTGGAGCAAATGACTTGAAAGTCATCTAATAGACTAGGATCTAGAATAGCTGCTAGCTTTCTCTTAGCTAGCTCAGTGCCACCAAACGCGTTCTTTGATACTTCGTTTTCTTCAAACATACTCATTAAATGGTGTATCCTGACTTGATAGCGTCGTCTCTAAACATCTTGACAGTCTCAAGTGAATAGTCAGTCAAGTTCTTATCTAGAGTTGATAGCTTTTTGATGATGTCTGGTGTCATTGTAATAATATTACATCCAGAGAGTTGTGCCTCTACATAATTGTATACTTGTCGAGTTGATGCCCAGAGGAATTTTACATTTGGGTTACGAGACATACCAGAAGCAAGTAACTTATTAAGTTTAACACACTCTGAAACGACTACGCCAGCATTCTTACCAGCATCAGCAATTCGTCCGGCAAAGATCGAAATGATGCTTGGTACTTGACTAGAACCAATAGCATCTAGAACATGCATGGTCTGATTTGGTGTGAATACAGCCGTGACGTTTACACTCACACCCTTGGACAGCAGGGTCTTGATAACGTTACTAGTCAGTTCACCGTTAGTATAAGTGACTGGAATCTTTACATACACTTGATACCCATGGTTGTCACCAATGTCACTGAGCTTCAATGCTTGTTGAATCATTTCATCTTCGTCATCGGAGAATACTTCTAGACTGATGTTGGTATCTGGTCGATACTCTTTTAAGTAAGCTATAGCATTATCACAGAAACCCATGTAGTCAATGACGCCGGCTGCTCGCATCAGACTTGGGTTCGTCGTAAAACCCTTAATCTTATTATTCTTTGAAGCTTCAACGATGCCATCCATCGCGGCTCCATCGGCATAGATATCAATCATAATACATCCTCAATTAATTTAGTTGCTTGTGTTATATCACTTACGTAATAAGTCGGAGTCACGTGTATCCACTCGTTTGGGCTCTTGTACTCGTTGTATGAACAATATATCGTCTTTAAGCCACTCTTGTAGCCAGCGACTATGTCTTTCCAGGTATCACCCACTAATACACACTCGTCTCTATTTAATTCGTACTTTTTGATGAAGTGTTCTATCATACCGTTGTTTGGCTTATAAAATTCTGTGCCTCGTTGTTCTGCACAGTATACGTCATCTATATCTAGATAATATAATATATCTTTAAATATGTCAAACGTTTCTCGAGACATCTTTCCGTCCAAAACATCTGGCTGATTCGTAATGACTATCACTCTCTTACCAAAGTTTTTAAACTTACGAATAGATTGAATAGCACCAGACATAAACGCGAATTCTTCGATCTTCCAGGGAGCAGTCATCTTTCCGTCATGATTGACTAAGTGATTGATGACTCCGTCCCTGTCTAAGAATACAGTCTTTACCACGTCGTCTTTTTTATTTGAAGATCTGGGTGAGAAACAATACAATGCCAGACTACAGCCTGAAACGCTTCACTGATCGGCGTCAGTAGAGTTTGGTCTGACACTGGGATGACGCAACAAGCGTCAGAATGCATAGCAGCATAACCATCTGGCTTACCGACTATACTGATTACCGCAGCACCGACGTCATGTGCTAGATCGATAGCTTTGATGAGATTGACTGAAATGTTTCGTTCTTGGCTGCCACCACCGACGGATAGGACGAACACACAGTCAAACTCGTTCAACTTTGAAGTAGAAAGCCATCGTTCAAAGAAGTACTCCCACCCCTCGTCGTTGACTCGTGCTGTCAGTTCAGACACGTTATCTACTGGGCTATAAGCTTCGACGTCACAAAGCTTACGAAGGTCATTGACCATGTGTGAAGCATTAGCCGCAGAACCACCGACACCCAGGATGAAGACTCGACCATCGTTTTCTCTTACTTGCTTCAAGTATTGCGCAATAGTCTCGACGTCAGTCTTTGATACGTTGTTAGTGGTGAAGCTTACTTCATCAAAGTAGTGATCAACGAATGACATTAGGAAACCCTCACGTATGAAGCTTTTACGTTACCCTTTTCTAATACCTTGAACCCTTGTGCGTAGATCATATTTTCGAATCGTTCATGATCATACATCCAAATGTCATCAGCCACAAACACTGTTCCTAAAGTCGAACGATCTAAAAAGAACTTAGTCTCAAGATCTACTGCTTCGTTGTGGTGAGGTCCATCAAAGAACACGAAAGCGTATGTGTTCTCATACTTCTTGAAATCGTTATAGACTGGAACACCATCACTGAAACGATTAAAGAACTCGGAGTCTTCCATACAGAAGAATGAGAAGTTCAACCCCTTATTGTAAGCATAATAATAGAGTGACGGGATGACACGGTTGCGCATACCATTGTCGTAGTCAAACCTGAGTGGCTTCGTGATCTCTTTCGAGAGCGGATCACCCTCGATAGTCACACCCGGGACGTGATGAGTGATGTTCATATTAGTGCATTCGATCTCGATGTTACCATAAGGATCGATACAGAACATAGAACGACCGGTGTCCTGGTTCATCGCCAGTGTATCGATGATGATCTTGGCGGAGCCACCACGACGTGTGCCGATCTCGACTACGGCACCGGGGACACCCTTACATTGCAATACGGCTCGTTGCAGGATGTCGTACTCTTGACTATCAGTACTGAATACTTCTTCGTCACTAAACCTAATGATTCCCATTATGTAATGTCCTTTAGTCTGTTTCTTAGTTCTGTCGAACTGTAGTGGTGATAACGGGGGATGTATACTATCCCGATGTTTAGCGAGTCACATATTTGATGCCCGGTGAGTTCTTGACCCTCGTACTCAGATCCTACAAAACGTCGGTTGATAGCTAGAGTAGCCATCATGTTTTCTAAGTCTAGTTCAGTGTCATATGGGACTATGTAATCAGCATATACTTTCAATTGTGTGTAGCGTTCATACATGCTTTGAATAGGCTTATTCTTCCAGTCACGATCGAGTCGTGGATTTGATTGTAAACCAACGACTAGCTCGTCACATTGTTTACTACACTCTGTCAAGAAATGTATGTGTCCTGGGTGCAGTAAATCAAATGCGCCACAGGTGAAACCAATCACTTTATTCATAATATATTATCTTTAGATCGCTGGCGCTTGACGCTCGAAATAGTTTTCATTGATTGCTATAGCACCAAAGTATTGTTTAACAAGCTTAACAACGGCTTCAGTATCATACAGCTTACAAGAAAATACATCAAGATACATGGTGTCGTTTTCGTCGACGAAATGAGCACAGATGTTGCTTGTTTCAATTAACTGCACAAGTGTATACCCGGCTTTGTCACCTGAACCAAATTTAATGATCTGTGGTTCACCATAAGCGACCATGTCAATGTCTTTAACGAGATGCTTCGCGAAAGCATAAATTATTGTTGAATCGGTGATCTTGTCATGATCACATCCAGAACAATCAAGAGCTAAATGATAACCCCAGTAAGATGGCATATTTAATTATTTCCTTTTTTGAATAACGCGTTCAATATCATTGGTGAAGATTCCATTTTCTTGATTATCTTCACTGATCTTTTTTAGCTCTTCCATAGTCACTACGCGATTTGAAAAATCCATTTCACCCAGATGATGCTGAGATAGTTCTTCAAAATCAGTAGTCTCATGGTTTATAATCCAATGATCAAGAGCGTGAGAGATTGGTTCATCATCACCAATCTCTACAACGTACTGATGTTTGAATTGTGAGATAGTCTCAATAAGTACTAGCTTTGGCATTAGAGAGTCTCTACACCTTGACAATAAGTGACTGAATCAATACGAAAAGAACGCCAGCCACCAGCAGTCAAATCCCAACAAGCTATGACATTGGGATTTTGTTGATGAAAATCTTTTTCTTCAGCTTTTTCTGAACGGTATGACTCCGGAAGAAATTTTTCCATGAGGGTAGCTCGCATTACTCGAGCGTCACCATTCACTTTAGTGAAGTGAACTTCAATAACATTTGACCGAAGCTCACGAAGTAGAGTATCACGAGTATACATAATATATAGATCCTTTATTCTGTCAGAAGATTTTGTCGCAGGTCAGACTCAAGCAGCTTAGTAGCAAGTTCACTATAACCACCAATGAAAAATCCGTCAACCACTACTACTGGATAAGTACGTGCAGATGCGTACTTTTCAGTGAGTATTGTACTGGTGAAGTCTCTATCAAGATGATACTCATTGTAAGAGATCTTACGTGACTCTAGCAACCTTTTAGTCATAGAACAATACGTGCAACCGTCTTTAGTGTAAATTTCCACGAACATCTTCTTTTCCCTCAACTTCTGGTAACTTTGCTTCCCAATATTTACTTACGTCTTCTTTTTTCTTTGGATCAAGCCCCATGTCGACCATCTCATCGATGATCATTTGCTCGAGGTTACCGTAGATCATCACATAATTGCTTCTGAGGCTGAAGCACGAAGAACAACGTAGATCTCATGAGCATTACTGAGACTGGCAAAGTATTGATTATACTTTTGAATAGCGTGATCTACGTTCATGGCATAAACGATACGATTCTGTTCAGCTTGTACTGGTTGACGCCCAGGCTGCAGAGGACGAAGCTGAACCAAACCCTCTACTAGAAAAAGTTTAGAAGAAGTGTCATGAGTCGTATCGTCGTTATTTTCACTGAAGTACGTCGGTGTAACTGTCACACTCTGTTCACTTACTTCACGCCATGCAGGAGTCATGCCTTGATCTTGTAGTTCATTTTCATAGTTAAAGACTTTAGGTTCATTCATATCATTAGGTTCCATGTTTTTAGGTTTATTTTTAGCACCAGGTGGTCTACCCATTATATATCTCCTCAACTCACTAAACAAGTTCATGTCTTGAACTTAATTATCTCGACTTTCAATCTTTTTACACCCTTGTCTTTTATACCAAGACGAACAGCACATCCCAGACTCAAGTCAAAATCGCGACCTCTAATAAAAGGTCCGCGATCATTTACTCTAGCCACCACTCTCTTGTTGGTTTCTGGGTCAGTAAATCTTACCCAAGTACCAAATGGCAAACTCTTGTGTGCTACTGTGTATAGGTTAGGATTAAACTTCTCTCCGTTAGCTGTCTTTCGACCGTGTTTGTACCAAGATACTCGCGCTTCATATGTCTTTACGATCTTGATAGCGTCGGCCGTGCGTTCGTGAGACTTTGCCTCAAAACTAATAAGAGACAAGAGTAGCACGAGCGCACAATACAGGCGCTTCTTCACCGTTTTTACTCCTCTTTTGTTTTTTACTCTAAGCGGCTATAATATCTTTCAATCTATCTGCACAGATAGAAGCCGCAAAAGCTCTGGGTTTAATCATTGGAGTCATGTTACACGCTCCTCTGATGTAACCTATAGCCTGATTGACTACACATGATGATCCGTAACGTTCTGATGGATTTACATCTAAGTGGAGCTCGCAATACCTATCAGCTATTGAAGTCTCAAGCTTAGTATACATGTCATGTACTAGATACACTTCATTCATTAATCTGATAGATGGTTTATTTATCTTTGTGTCAAAGTCTTTTTTTCTAGTGACTTCACCAAATACTTTGCAGCCGTGTTTTCCATCCTTGTGAATTATAACGGCTACACAGTAATCAGCATACCAGACTCCTTTATTCATGAATCGTTCAGAGTCTGAACCGATGTAGATCTTTGATGACGCTGAAGAAGCTTCTATGAATCTTTTTACTTCATCTAGATCAAACTTAGTCATGATATTACTTCTTTCTATTCAAGCGTCTCTTTTTACGCTTAGCTGAACCAATCTTTCTACGACCTTTACCGCTACTACTCTTGTGTGCCCATGGCATGATTTATCTCCTTTGTCACTATAATCTACTTATTTAGAAAAGTCAACCTTTTTTAGATGATCTTTTCTCACACGAGCCATGATCCATGAGTTGTAGTACTCATCTGATTCTAGGACTCCAGCTAGGACTTGCTCTTTTAACTCAAAGTATGATAACTCACCTTTGCTCTTGCAAAAGATCAATACTTCTCTCTTAAAATTAGCTTCGCCAAGTCTTTTAACATCTTCTTTGAGTTCATCATTTGAACCCCAGTAAGTCCTCCAGTCTGATTCGACTAGACTTTTCTTTTTCTTTCCCTTAATCGTCTTTGTTTTCTTGAATTTTAATAACTTTTTGCCGATGTATTTCTTATTAGAAATTAAGTTAGTTATCAAGTAAACAAACCCAATGTATTCACTCAAATCATTAGGTACATCTGCACCCTTGTAAGACCATATCATATAGGGGAATCTCCTTTCCCCTATACTTATATGTCATCTTATCTGAAGTTTTCTCTACCACCATCGTCCCATAATTCTTCTTCGTCATCGGGTAGTTGGTCTTCGATGTCATACACGTCGATCAATACTTTATCTAGTGTGTCAGATACACCCATCAGACTTTCTAGTTCACTAGCGTCATAGTCCTCAAAAGTCGAAATCATTTCATAATAGATATTAGTCTTAGTTTGCTCGTCATGAACGTGACGCTCAATTATAGCTACTAGTTCTTCAAATAATTCTACTCCAGTACTCCAAGCCATAAATTATTCTCCTATAGTGTTAAACTCTTGAGTGAGTCTGTTGATACATCATTTTTTACAGACCCGATGATGTAGCTACTTATTTGGGTTTCCTGGGGAGCGACTTGTACTTCGCCTCCCGAGATCCATTTAGTAGTCCATGGTAGAGGATTAGAACCAGTCTTGTATTGAGTTGGCAACCCTACACCCACAAGTCGTCTATTGGTGATCCATTCTACATATTCATTTAATAGAACTTCATTTAAGCCAATCATTGATCCGTTTTTAAATAGATATTTTGCCCATGCTTTTTCTTGGTTTGCCGCATCAACAAACATTTTGATACATTCGTCCTTAGTATTTTCTTTAATTTTTGCAAAATCCGGGTCATCCTGAGGTAAAATTTTGAGTAGTTGTTGTGTACCTGCTAGATGTAGATTTTCGTCACGACAGATCAGTTTGATGATCTTAGCGTTACCCTCCATTTTCTTTAATTCTGCAAACGCCCACGAACATGCAAAACTAACATAAAAACGAATGCCCTCAAGGATATTTACCGACATGAGTGCTAGCCATAGAGCTCGTTTATGACTATAACAATGGTCACTATCATAGTGAATATTGCTTAAAACATCATGTTTAAAATTGTTTAGTTCAATCAATTCATCATAATTCTTACTGATATTCTTAGCACAATCTACAATTTCCTGTAAATCAAGAATTTCGTCAAGTATCTTTGATGGGTCTGAATACACATTCCGGATGATATGAGTGTATGAACGTGAATGAACAGACTCACTAAAAGTCCAGGCCACAATCCAGTTCTCTAGTTCAGGTAGAGAACAGATAGGACCAAACGCGACAGTAGGTGCTCGACCCTGCACAGAATCAAGCAAAATCTGACGCTTTAGGTTACTAGTAAAGATGTGTTGTTCATGAGAGTTTAAGTCACGAAAGTCTTTAGAGTCTTTCAGCAATTCAACTTCTTCCGGAACCCAGAAGAATGACATGGAACTTCTAGTTAACTTTTCTAAGAATGGATATTTTTGCTTATCAAATCGCGCGATAGTAGGTGCATCGTCAAAGAATAGTCTAGCTTTTAGATGATCTTTTTTATTAGCGGAGTCAAAGACACTATAGGTCATTATTGCCTTCCTAATGAAATGTTTGATTGTATTTTTACTTCTTTGTTAGACCAAGTCCAACACTCTTTTGTCTCATCCTGAAAACATACCCACAATAAATCATACTCAACTCCATAGTCTATCAGTACGTGAGCAAGAGCTTTACCCTTAGGTGTTTCCAAGGGTAAAGGCGGATCTAGTCTAAGCATCATATTGTACAACTATCGCAAGTTTCGTCTTCTACCTTAGACTGTTCTAGTTCTGGCATTACTTCAAGTTCACCGGCTCCGTCAAACGTATTGAAGTAGTAAAGATTTTTTCCACCCATTTGATAGAATTGGACAACATCACGGATCAGTACTGACATCGGAATCTGTTCATCAGGATAGTTCTTTGGATTATATGATGTATTTACAGAAATAGCTTGGTCAATAAACTTTTGAAGTACCGCACAAATTTTTAGATATCCCTCTGGAGATTTTTGTTCCCAAAGTAAATCATACTTATTCTTGAGTCTACGAATCTCTGGTACTACTTGTTTAAGTACACCATCCTTACTTTGTTTAATTGAAATTAAGGATCTAACCGGTTCAATACCATTGGTTGAATTACTAATCTGAGCGGATGTTTCTGCTGGCATAAGAGCCATTAGTGTAGAATTACGAATGCCTGTTTCAGTTAACTTAATACGTAGAGCATTCCAATCCATTTTATAATCCGGATCTGCCAAACTGTCAACATTTTTCTTATATGTATCAATTGGTAAAACACCAAGCGAGTACTTAGTCTCGTGTGACTTTGAGCAAGCACCTCTTTCTTTTGCTAGATCGGCAGAAGCTTTAATAAGATAATATGACCATGCTTCTGCGTACTCATGAATCTTCTTTAGACCATCTACTGAAATATTAGAATAAGTGAGATCATTTTTAGCGAGCCAGTAAGCAAAATTAATAATACCGACGCCAAGAGGACGGCGTGCCATAGTTGAGTTTTTTGCTGCCAGAACAGGATAATCTTGATAATCAAGAAGCTCATCAAGAGCCCGAACAACAAGTCGAGCAAGACGCTCAAAGTCAGAAGTAGCACGAATCTTTCCCCAGTTGATTGCCGCGAGAGTACAGAGACTTATTTCAGATGTTTCATCAAAGATGTTATCCAGTGGTTTTGTAGGCAGTAACACCTCAACACAAAGATTGCTTTGATAAATAGGAGCTACTTCTTTGCGAAAAGAACCACGATCATTAGCATGGTCGACGTTCATGAGATAGATGCGACCGGTATCTTTACGTTCTTGTAAAAATGAAGTAAATAATGTTAGAGCTGAAATAGTCTTCTTACGGATGTCGGGATCTTGTTCAGCAGCTTCATAAAGTTCCTTGAACTTGTCATAATCAATAAAGAATGCTTCATATAGTCCCGGGACGTCTGACGGGGAAAATAATGTAATATTACCACCACTGAGCAAACGTTCATACATTAATTTGTTAAACTGAATAGCGTAATCCATGTGCCGGATACGATTATCCTCGGTACCCTTGTTATTCTTTAGCACTAGGATGTCTTCTACTTCGTAGTGCCACGCTGGGTAATACAAGGTAGCAGCGCCGTTCCTAATACCACCCTGACTGCAAGACCTTACAGCGGCCTGAAACATCTTATAGAAAGGAATGACACCGGTGTGAGTCGCGTCACCGTTACGAATGGCTGACCCGATGGCACGGATACGACCACCGTTAATACCGATACCGGCTCGTTGTGATACGTATTTTACGATTGCAGATGTTGTGGCATTAATAGAATCTAACGAATCACCGGAGTCAACCAGCACACAACTACTAAATTGCTTTTGTGGACTGCGTAGACCGCCCATGATAGGAGTCGGCAGAGAGATTTCAAATGTGGAAGTTGCATCATAAAAGTCCTTAATCCACTTGAGACGTTCAGTTTTTGGATAATTACGAAAGAGAACCATTGGGATGAGCATATAGATCATCTGTGGTGTCTCATAGTATTTATTGGTGACACGATTCCTAATTAGGTACTTGCCACGAAACTGTTCCATGCCAGCGTAAGGCACATTAAAGTCACGATCGTGTACTAGATATGAATTTAGTTCTTTATAATCTTCATCGGTGTACCAGTTGAGAAGCTCACGGTCATAGTAACCATCGGACACCACGTTCACCACATGAGTGAACAGATCATACGGGTTTGGTCCACCATATACTTGCTTACGCAGGTGATAGTTGATGAGTCGAGAAGCTACGTACTGATAGTTTGGTGTGTCTTCCGTGATGAGTTCAGACGCAGCCTTGATGAGTGTCTCTTGAATGTCATGTGTCTTGATACCATCATAAAATTGAATCTGTGACTTTAGTTCTACGGCACTCTCTGAAACATTAGAGAGACCCTCACACGCCCAAGCTACGACTCGGTGAAACTTTTCTAGGTTCAGTGGCTCAGTGGATCCGTCTCTCTTAGTTACGTTGATACTCATAGGCTACCTCTTTATTGATTAGTTAAAAACTTAAAATATTTTGTGATCTCGTTCCACGCTGAGGTCGCTACTTCACGATGTTCTTTCTGTGTACCATTACCCATGCGTAATTCACAGAAATGAATCCAGCTTCGAAGCGTACCATTCATATACATACGTGAAACAGTTAAACCCTCTGGAAGAACTGCTCTTGCTTGTTCCTTAGCAATACCATTCTCAATAGCCCACTGATATTGTTCTTTGACAATTGAAATAAGATACTGCTGACGTGCTTCCCACTCCATGATTAGCTTTGGATCATCAATCTCTACGCTGTTCTGACGATTTTTAGTGTCTTGAAGTCTGGCTTCTCGAGTAACAAACCCAAGATCTTGAGTTGGATCAGCATAGCGTTGAGAGAATTCTTGGAATGAAAAAGAACGATGACGAAGAATCTGTCGAGCAATGTCCCTAGTAGTATCAATCTGCATAACCACATTAATCATTTCAAAGATAGACCAATGTTTGTTACGGATACAATACTTAAGTAGTTTTTCTGATGTTTCAGTATTCATCTGGTTAGATGGGTTACTGACACGAGCTGTGTAAGAAATAAAATCTTCTGCTGTATTGATACCTACAAGCAGAGGGTTGGTAATTGCAATAATTTTAGCTGTATTCATTTAGTTATATCCCATAACTATTATATCTCATAATTAAGAAAAATTTATGTAAGACTTAGCTGAGTATTCAACGAAGCCGTTATCAGTAGCAAGTATCTTTAACTTATTCTCACTAACTAAGAACTTAGCAACGTCACTCTCGGTGTCATACCCCTCAATGACTTCTGCGCCACGAACCATAAATGAGCCAAACTCTTCGTGAAAGCGTTTTAGTGCGGCAGTCGAGTCTTTTGCGTAATAGTAAGCGATGATGTTAGTCACGCCCTCACCAGTAGCAAAGTAGTTAGCTTTTACTGTAAACTTCATGTGTCTCTTCACCAGTGGATGTTCTATATATCAGACTCTAGACCAAGAGTTCAGAGCCATTTTAGCCCTGAGGTCACGATGTGTATTAGTATCGATAATGTATCTGACAAATTCTAGACTTAATCCAGCTAACACCATATCATTGACGTCTTTATGCTCGAGGTTACTTGGCCATATACATACATTATAACCATTGACGATGGCTTTGTCAATCTTTTTCCTGGTGTCGGGACTTCTTGGCTCATTATCATAGACGATGACTAGCTTGTCTCGTGGGAAGCTAGTGACTGTAGCAGTCAAGTCACCACCGGCAGTAGCGATGGAGTTTGGTACAAACATGGAATCAATCGGACCCTCAAACACGTAGATCTTTTTAGTCTCGTCCAGTTGATCTAAGCCATATACTTTGGGTACTTCCTCATCAACCACGATAGTGATGTACTTAGTCCTTGACTTTGAATCAAGAGACCTACCCTGAAAAGCATGCATCTTCTTATCTTTAGTCAAGAACGGAATGAGTAGACGTGTCTCATCATATAGCAGAGCTTCATCGTCAAACTTACCGGGCACTATGCTATTTGCCCAAGTAAAGAACTTAGGACATTTGAACAGCTTACTGTGATACGGATTAGGGATTTTTCTATCTACGACCAGCTTCTTTACTGAATCATCATGATCTAACTGACTCACTTTCTTTAGACCCTTGAACGGTTCAGTGAGCATGAATACTGGCTTCTTCATTTTACTCACGAACTGTTCTAGGTCCACTTGTTGTGGAGTCTTTGAGTCCCTCAGCTTATCAATTGAGTATTCTTTATACAGACTCTCGTCGATTGTTTTCAGAAACTTCTCGAAACCAGAAGTAACGTTACAGTTATGACAATGATACAGGGTCTTACCCTGCTTAACAT